CAGGTCGGGCGGAAATATCCTTTATTACCAGGAACCGTCAACGTCAAGACCCTCTCAGGAGCCCTTGCCAAGTTTAGAAAGCAATACGAAACCACACCGATAATCGAACTAGAGTTGCTACGTCTGTTTATGTCAGATGAAAGTAACTTCCGAAACATCGGTGATGAAGCACCGTTTCTTTACAAGATGTTCTTATCTTCTTTTGGCAAGAAGATGAACCAAGCAAGAGAAAACCTTGGACTTGGCAGAGTAAACGCTAAAATAGACACTGAGCCAACTTCTGCTAGGCTGACTGCAAGTGACGGGCGTACTTTCCAGAATTCACTATCTGGTCGTGCACAACTAGAGCGTCACGAGAAGAGGCTCAGTGACAAACGATGAGTTAACAGAAGCGTTAATGAGTTTGTTTGAAAAAGGTGCTATTAGCGTTACTTATGACGAAAATCTAGAAGCACGATTTACAATCACCGAAGAAGGAAAACAAGCGATGGAGAATTGGAGAGAGCAATGAGAGAAATCCTTGGATATTTATTTATTATCTTTTCAACACTAGTAGTATCAAACCTAATAACAGGAGGAATCCACAAATGGCTAAAAAAGTAGCGGCAAAGTTCGTTGCAACTATCGAACTAAATCCTGAGAAAGCAGGCGGTTGGTTAGCAATCGTTAGCGTTCAGAAGGAAGCAGGAACAAGTATCAACTCAATTCAACCAGCAGAAGGTATTAGCGAATACTCTTCTTGGAAGAATGCGTCAGCAGCAAAGCGTTGGGTCAAGACAATGGTCTTAAAGCACACACCTCGTAAGTCAGTCAAAATGGCTGTTACAAAAGAAAATAAAGAAACAAGTAAGCCAGTAGCATTTTCAGGCGTCCTTGAGTACAAGGTTGACGCGTAATGGTAAAGATTGACCAAGAACTTCTTACATATCCAACTGATAACAAGTTTCTCCGTTTCTTTGGAGACACAATGTTACTTATTGGTTCATTGTTTACTAACGTAGGACTTCGCTACGGCGGAGTTTACGAGTACGAATTTGAAGACACTAAAGGCTAATGTACGACGTCAACAGTCTGTCACCCGTTAAGAAGCACTGGTTGCTTCGTAACTCAAACATTCCACACCGTTTCATTGGGTTAGAGCCAGAGGACATTATTGCCCGTGCTGGTTCGTTTCCTGATGAAGTCCGTAACTGGATTGATGATGTGGTGAACGGACATGTTGTAAAGCAAATTGGCAACATCGGAGTCAACGGAGTTGGGCTTGTCTTCGATGGCGGCCCTGGGATAGGCAAGACAACCCATGCCGTAGTCGCCGCCATGGAGGTTATCCGTCGCCTCCCTGACGAAGATGGGAAGGCTGCTCGCCTTCTGCAAGTCAACCCATCTGACTACGGCATTAGGTTGCGCCCGATTTATTATATGACTTACCCAGAGTTCTTGTCACGAAAGAAGTCCACATTTGATGCTGATGGCGAAGATAAGCGGGAGATGAATTATGAAATTGATGGTTTACATGGTCGTTCTAAGTTTGATTGGCTCAATGTTCGCATTCTTGTTATTGATGATTTAGGAAAAGAATACGGCTCTAAATACGATGACACTTCCTTTGACGAAATTTTGCGACTTCGTTACGACAAAGGTTTACCCACAATTGTTACTACCAATGTTCGTTTAGAAAATTGGGAAGGAAAGTACGGAGAAGCAATGGGCAGTTTCGCCAACGAAGCCTTCGTTAGAGTCCCTATCATTGGAGCAGATATGCGAGGCGCACAGTGAAAGGACCTCAAGTGAGTTCTGCTTGGAGAACAGTTCAGCAGTTTATCTCTGCCCAAGGTGCTGGCATTTTTGAGGTTGAAGTAGAGACCGAAACAAAAGATGTTCGTTGCTCTTGCCCCGTTTACTTTAAAAAAGGTTCTTGCAAACATATTCAATTTGTAAATGAAAAGATTAAGTACACAGGTCATTACTCAATTATGGTTCCAAATTCAATTCCAGAAGAAGTGGCTCTTGAAGCTAACGTTGATGCCGATAAGTTTAGAGAGTTTGTAGTTAAGTACGCTAAGATAGAAGTACTATGAAACACGGGGACATTTCTAATGTCTCCTCACCGCAGGCTATTGTTACCACGGATGTAGTCGTTAAGCTTAAAGAAGAAGAGTCTCGCAAGTTACTTATAAAGAAGACTGCACTTAAAGTTGGTGACTTAGAAGTTCTTTCTCTAAATAAGTTATGGCGTGTTTCTAGCGACTACGGACTTTCTTTAGAACTTTCAGGCTTTGAAGAAGAAGGTTGGACTGAAGAGCTGTTAGAACAAGCGTTCGAAAAGTTTGAGCGTAGGGTTGTTAACCCGTTTAACTATTGGCAACTTTATGAGAACCGCCTTGAGGTGGTAGGGTTACTACCCTATAGACCGAACTTAAAAGCGGTTATAGACATTCCAGACCGAGTTGCAATGTATGGGTCTGCGGGTGTAGAAATAGGTAATATCTAGTCCTTGAGGGAGGGCCAAATGTCATTCAGTATTGCAAACACCAATTGCCCGATGTGTCACGCAAACACGGTTGAACGAATTTATGTAAATAGCAATTCCTATTTACAGTGCAGAGAGTGCGGGGAGCGGTGGAAGTAGATGTCAGCAGATAACGAACATCGCTTAGTTAGTAAGGTAATCAAAGACCGAGAGATTACCCCTGTACTACAACGTGGCGTTGGCGATGTTTGGTTTCTAGACGACGATAACCGCAAGGTGTGGCAGTTCTTGCGTAAGCACTACACCGAGTACAACGAAGTACCGACAGGTACAACCGTTAAAGACCATTACCCCAATTACAAAATTCTTGATGTAGAAGACACAATTGATTACCTTCTAGACACGATGGTGGATTTCCGCCGTCGTATGTTAACTCGACAAGGTTTAGAAAACGCAGTTGAGCAGTTACAGGAAAACAACCACGATGCAGCGCTCCTTGCTATGGAAGCAACGATTACCAAGGTCAATGAGCAAGGTGTACTTGGCACTCGTGAGATTGACCTTAGTAAGAACACGCAAGAACGTTACGACCAATACTTATCCCTTAAGAATGAAGAGTTCTTAGGTATTCCAACAGGATTTTCAAAGATTGATGAAGCAACCGCAGGTTTACAAGGCGGTCAGTTAATTACAATTATTGCACCACCTAAAACTGGTAAGTCACAGGTTGCATTGCAAATGGCAATCAACGTGCACAAACTTGGCAAGATTCCAATGTTCCAATCATTTGAAATGAACAATCACGAACAGCAACAACGCCACGATGCTATGCGTGCACACATTGACCACGGTCGTTTGCGCCGAGGTAAGTTGAAGCCACGAGAAGATGACCGTTACGTTGCAATGCTTAACCATATGGAAACTACCCAACCTTTTCACTTAGTAGATGCAGTAAACGGAATTACAGTCTCAGCACTTGCAGCAAAGATTGAGCAGATGAAGCCAGACATTGTGTTTGTAGACGGTGTGTACTTGATGATGGATGAGTTGACTGGTGAGATGAATACGCCACAAGCTATCACCAACATTACTCGTGCTATGAAACGCTTAGCTCAGCGTATTGACCTTCCTATCATTATTACTACACAAACACTGTTGTGGAAGATGCGTGCTGGAAAAGTTACTGCTGATTCTATTGGTTACTCATCATCATTTTTCCAAGACTCAGATGTTATCTTGGGTCTGGAACCAGTTGAGGAAGACGAAAAGATTCGTTTGTTAAAGGTAGTTGCATCTCGTAACTGTGGTCCAACAGAGACACCGCTTACGTGGCGTTGGTCTACTGGTTGTTTCCACGACGAAGAAGAGATGATGAAGTGTGAGTTCTGCTCTAATTGGAGCGACTTAGATGATGATTGATATTGAGAGAGTATTACTTTCTTTAGACATTTCTCTTACTGCTCAGCGTGGCGATGAAGTACAGGGTTTATGCCCAATGCATAAAGCACGTACTGGCAGAGAAGACCATAAACCAGACTGGTGGATTAACACCACTACTGGAGTTCACTTTTGTTTTTCTTGTGGTTACAAAGGAAACATTTACACGCTTGTTGCTGATGTCAAAGGTATGGATTACTTTGATGCCAAAGATTACATAGACGCAAGTGAAACCCTGCCTGTGGATGTACTGTTAAGGCGTATCAGAGAATTGCCACAGTACATGCCCTACGCAGAAGAAGTGATTGAGATGAGCGAGGCTCGTCTTGC